CAGCAGGTCCATAACCTGATAATGACTGACAGCACAGTCAACGGCTACGCTTTAGACATTGATCCTGATCGAGTTGACTTCAGCTTGTACGAAGCTGATGTGCCGTTGGGGGTTGTTAGTATGGATTATCTGGTCAAATATCGGTCAAGCCGCGTTGACCTGACATCAGCGTAGGGTTGGCTTGCGGAAGCAGTTAACTTAAACTGATGCGATAAACATTGTCCTTTTTCTGAGGCCTTACACATGGCAAAACTAGCCCGAGTGAGGTCCATCCTCGCCAAAACCGAGTCAAGTTACGGATCAGACAGCACTCCAACAGGATCCTCAAACGGAATTGGTAAGATTTCATCTCTTGAAATCAACCCTGTTGAGTCTGAGGTTCTTTCTCGAAATTTAATTCGTCCTTTTTTGGGCAACAGTGCCCAGTTGATCGCAAACACGCGCGTCACTGTTAGTTTCACAATCGAATATTCGGGATCAGGGGCTGCTGGGACAGCACCTAAATATGGTCCGTTGATTGAGGCTTGTGGGTTCGGCGAAACCATTGTGTCGTCAACTTCGGTTACTTACGCACCGATTTCAACAACGCCTGAATCTGTCACGATGTACATCGACAACGATGGCATCCGGCACAAAGTCCTTGGGGCTCGTGGCACGTTTGCAATCAGCCTTAACGCAAACCAAATTCCGGTTATCAACTTCACGATGACTGGGCAATATGTTGCCCCAACTGATACTGCTTCTCCAACTGTCACAGTGTCGAACCAAGTTGACCCCGTGATTTTTAACGCTGCCAACACAAACGGGTTTACGCTTTTCTCTGCAACAGGTCTTGCTCTTCAGTCAGCTGAAATTGACGTAGGCAACAATGTGGTGTATCGAGAGCTGGTAAATGCAAGCAAAGACGTGCGGATCACTGATCGCGCTGCTACTGCAAACTTTGTTGTTGAGTGTCCAACACTTGCAACCAAAGACTTCTTTGCGCTTGCTGTAGCTGGCACTGCTGGAAACCTGAGCATTGTGCATGGGACCACCGCAGGCAACATTATTACTTTGGCCTCTAATTCGACTGGTTTGTCACTAGGCAATCCAACATATTCCGAAAGCGATGGCATTGTTATGTTGAACCTTCCTACTACTATGGTGCCAAGCTCAGCTGGTAACAACGAGCTGACACTCGCTTACACCTAATCTGCATGGCTTTTGTTCTCAGGAAAGTTTCTTCTTACAAGTGGCCTGTTGCCGTTGACGTTCCTGTTGACGGCGGCAAGTTCAAGAAAGAAACTTTCACGGCAATCTTTAAAAAGATGAGCCGCTCAGCTTTCAACGATTTAGTTGAGCAAGGCGATGATGCTTTGATTGGCGAAATTGTTGAAGGCTGGGAAGGGATTAAAGACGAGGATGGGGATGAGGTTGTTTACAGCGAGGCAGCACAAGCTGAGTTGTTTGATGATCCTTATGTCTTGCGTGGTGTAATTACTGCTTACTCAGACAGCCTTACGGGGGCACAAGCAAAAAACTAGAAGCCGCCGCTAAGCATTGGTGCGAAGGCGGCGGTGTCTTTGATGAAAGCGTTGATGACTTGATGGCTAAGGGCATGGACCCTGGCGAGATCAATGCAATCCGCAAGGCACGTAAGGCTGCGGATTTTGAGGTATGGGAAGAGAACTGGGATATTGTTGAGATGTTCTTAAGGATGCAAACGCAGTGGAATGTCAGTATGGGCGGGGTTTCTGGATTAAATTACTCGTCGCTGGACTACCTCTGTAGACTGTATGAAGTCAAGGATCCTGTCGCTCTTTTTGAAGGCGTACAGGTGATGGAACTAACCGCACTCGCCAGCCTGAACAAGAAGGACTCCTGATGGCCAAGGTTACAACCGAACTAAAAGTCCTTGTAAAAACCGCTGGCGATGCTGGTCTTGATAAATTAACGCGCACTTTAAACGGGCTAGGGCGACAGGCTAAAAGTGCTGCGGCTCCGTTTGATCAAATATCAAAAGAACTAAAAGAAGTTCAAAGAACGTCAAAAAATAGCATTGCAAACCTTCGGGGTTACAGAAACGCTTGGCGCGATATTACGCAGCAAGTTGAGATTGGCAGTACTGCATTCAAAGAGGCCACGGCTGAGGCTGCAAGGCTTGACAGGCAACTGCAAAAAGCGGAAGGCAGGAAAGGCCCAAGCAGGGGAGGAAGGCTAAGAGCTGCTGCTCAAATTGCGGGAACAGTTGCTGGTGCTGGAGTTTTTGGTGGCCCTGAGGGAGCAGCAGGCGCGTTGCTTGGTTCTATTGGAGGGCCAGGTGGTGCAATTGTTGGTGGCGCTATTGGCGCTCAAGTTGGCCAACTAAGACAAGCTTTAGGAGCAACGGCTGAGTATGCAGCAAGCCTTAGCAAGCTTCGGATTGCTTTAAGAGGTGTTACAACAAGTGCAGTTGAGTATCAACAATCTCTTGCGTTTATTCAAAAAAGTACAGAAACTTTTGCCCTACCTCAAGAAATAATTACCAGACAATTTACAAAATTGCAAGCATCAGTTCAAGGCGCTGGCGGCAATCTAGAAGATACAAAAACTGCTTTTAATGGAATTGTTGCAGCCGTTAGAGCCACGGGTGGTTCTTTACAAGATATTGACTCTGCGTTAACAGCAACTTCTCAAGTCTTCTCTAAAGGTAAGGTATCAGCCGAGGAGTTGAGACAACAAATCGGGGAAAGACTTCCTGGTGCGTTTACTTTGTTTGCAGAATCAATTGGCAAGACGCCTCAAGAACTAGACAAAGCTTTAGAGAAAGGCCAAGTTAGTTTACAAGACTTTTTAACATTTACAAAATCAATTTTTGAGCGTTATGGGGAAAATGCCGCTGTTATTGCTACAGGGCCTGAAGCGGCAGGCGATAGATTAAAAGTTGCACTAGAACAGTTAAGCGAGACAACCGGTCAACTTCTTGCGCCTATCGGAGCGTTTTTCCAAAATACATTTACACAAATTGCAAATTCAATTACAATTGCTTCAAAAGCTTTAATTGACTTTTTTAGCATTGGAGACGAAAAACGAAAAGACAAATTACTTGTTCTTTTAAACGCAAACAAAGAAGCTATTGAAAGAACAAAAAAACAAATTACAGATATGGAAAAAGAAATCACAGAGAAGGGAGATTTTGGAAACCAAAGAGCGGCCATAATTAGGAATGCACAAGTTTTGCTTGACGAACAGCAAAGAAAGCAAAGAGGATTTGCTTCAGAATTAAATGAAATTATTGACAGGCTTACAAGAGATCAAATATTAATAGCACAACCAGAAGCACAAGGCGGATTGCCAGGCATTATTCCTGGCGGCACTGGCGGCACTGACGATCCTGAACGCAAGGCAAACCTTAACGCTGCAGACAGAGCACTTTTGAGAACTGGCGAAGTCATGAAGATGCTTGACGGCCTACGGGAAGAAAACCGTTTGCTTAATGCAACTTTGGAAGGGAAGCGAGAAGAAGTTGAATTAGAAATTAGAATTGACAACTTGACGCAAGGACTAGGACCTAAGCTTTCTGAGCATGTTGAACAGATACTTCGCGGCAACGCTGCAATTCAAGACAGGATTAATAATCAAGAAGATCTAAATAATAAAACTGATAAATACAAAATCACGCTTGATCAGGTTAAAGACACGTTGGCTAATCAAATGACAAGCGCAATTCAGGGACTGATTGATGGTACTAAGACGCTAGGAGAGTCTTTGTCTGGTGTCTTAAGAACTTTTGCCTCCATGTTCCTCAAAGCTGGGATGGGCTCGTTTGTTGACAGCATTTTTCCAAGCGCGAATGGCAATGTGTATGCCAACAATAAAATTGTTCCCTTTGCTTCTGGTGGGGTCGTAAACAAGCCAACTATCTTCCCGATGGCTAATGGCATGGGGTTGATGGGCGAGGCTGGCCCTGAAGCGATCATGCCTTTGCGTCGTGGTGCCAACGGTAAGCTCGGCGTTGAATCATCTGGTGGCGCAAGTAACGTAGTGGTCAACGTTGACGCTTCTGGCTCTTCTGTTGAGGGCAATGGTGATCAAGCCGCGCAACTTGGCAAGGCTATTGGCATTGCAGTACAACAGGAACTGATCAAGCAAAAACGACCTGGAGGCTTATTGACTAGCTAATGGCTACTTTCCCAGACATTTCTCCTGATTACGGCGCACGAAAGAACAGTGCCCCAACTGTTCGCAAAGTGCAATTTGGGGATGGCTACGAGCAACGACTAACGTTTGGCCTGTCACAAAATCCCAAGCAATGGTCTTTGTCCTTTGTAAACATTACAGAGACAGACTCTGACACTATTGAGACGTTCCTAGACGCTCGCGCTGTTGATAACGCATCATTTGATTGGCAGCCGCCTGGATCGTCTGTTGCTTACAAATGGGTTTGTGAGAGTTGGTCAAAGGCGATCCCGTATGCAAACCGCGCCACAATTAACGCAACCTTCCGCGAAGTA